TTAATCCAGACGCCTAAATTCTTCATTTTTGAATGTGTACCTTTTTTTATTTAAGGCTATGATTTCCTTAATATCATTGGATGAATATCCATTGAGTTCAATTTCAGATATCTCACCTTCAATAAGTACGATTTTAGCTGTTTGATTGCTGGTAACTGTGGTTGATTTTGAATTGATTGTTTTCCGGCCTTTTATCAACCATGAGCCACCACCGTCTTTGACCCAATCGACTAAAACTGACGCCCATTGAGAACTTTTAAGTTTGAGATTGCCATCTTTGTTTTCAAAAGTAGTTGTTACTGCATTAGCATTTGTATCTTTCTCAATCTTACGTAAATCATCTGACAAAGCTTGTTTTGTTTTCCCAAAAATGTTTGGCATAACTAAGGTAAAACTTACTTTGTCTATAAATTGCAGATTATGGTATTCAGACCAGAAATCTTCCAGTTCAAGGCAAGGCTCGATGAACACCCTTAGGCCCAGTTGCGCTAGATAATCGTTATTGCTGAGATCTTCGAAAGCCTTAGCTACTTGCTGGGGGTCTTTAAATACAGCAGTTTTCTTTTCAACCAGCAGAACTTGCTCTTCTCTATCCCAAATCCAAACGATTGGTGGGTAGTTGTCTACATCAAATTCATGAAAATCTTTATCATGCCCTTTGATTTTTTGCTGTCTCGATATTACGCCAGCCATCACACCATCGGTCGGTTTTAAACTTAATTTTAAGGTGTAACTAGTTTTCTTATGAACAGACGGTGTTGCAGACGTTAAATGAAGCTTTTGAGCGGTTATCTCTATCGACTTTTCGAAGTAAGATATGTCCTTTTCAACGGTTCCCTTGGAAAAAAGATCAGGATCTCGCGGTCTCATTAACACACGTAGAGCATAAAATAGCATAAGAAAATTCCTGTAAAATTATATGGTTTTATTATTCCATAAAACCAAGCAACTTCAACAGGTTAAATAGCATTCATGCTGTATGTATATACAGTATCATTGGTGAGTAAAAATTTCAAACTTTGATTTTTACCCAATCTTTTCCCCGATCATCATGGTAACGAGCCGTTTGATTGGGGGATTTGTGTCCTAATAGTTTTTGGGTATCAATGCCTTGAGCCTCATAAAGGCGCTCAGCTAAAGAGCGTTGTTCATGGAAAGTTGCTGGCGTCCCATCCCCCCATTCAATATTTGCTTTATCCCTGGCCTTACTGAAATTCGTGGTGATGGTATTGGAGCTTACCTGAGCGCCGCGTTCTGCTTGAGACGTCGCGCGGAAGAAATGAACCATGAACGGGCTAATGGCGCAATCCCTGCATCTGGCCACTATATCGTGCAAACTCCAGTTAATGGCATTACAGCGGAGTGATAGGGGGATCGCTAGCTTGCTCCCCGTCTTCTCCTGAACGACATGAAGATGGTCATCCCAAATATCGCTGAACTTCATGTTAGAAATATCCCCGAGGCGCTGGCCAGTAACGAGCGCCAATAGCATTGCATTACCCATATACTTATGGCGGGAGTCAGCTATCTCGAAAATCTTTTGCCATTCATCGAGGTTTAAACGCTGTCTGGCGATTCGTCGGCGGGGCTGTTTAGTGGCAAGAGCTGGGTTATATCCGGGCGGCACCTCACCATAATGTTGTGCTTCTTTGAACACATCAATTAACACTGAGCGTATGACCTGGGCCATTCTCGGCTGGCCTTCGGCAACATAGGACTCCAGTATTTGCGCTATATCCCGAACATCGACGGCTGATATCAATTTCATTCCTACACTCTCGCGAAGTAGGGCGACTGGTTTAGCCTTTTGTTTATGAGTGTTCGGCCTGATATCACCATTCTCCAGTCTTTCACCCTGAATTTTCCAGTAACGATCCAACCATGTATTGGTTGTGATCGTCTTACCTTTGCTGGTGGCTATCTTGTCACTTATCGCCAAAATTTGTCTGGTTCGCTGCTCTGCCAGTCGAGCGTTGGCTTCGATAGCAATTGCTGTTGCTTCAGCCTCATCAGTTCCGAGGCTGTGGAATTTGCCAGTCACCGGATGCTTATAACGCCAATAGATTTTATTTACCTTCCGACTGTAGAGCGGATAAAGATTTGGGATTTTGACATTGTTTTTACGTGGGCGAGCAGCCATCAGATAGTATCCTTTGAAGCATTGGCGAATCAGTTTTCTTCATTACAGGTTTGGTCAAATTACCCGTTAACTCGGCATCTTCTCTAACCCGCCAATATCGTCCTTCTCTGGTGGCCGGGGGACTGAACATGCTCTCTTTAGCGTATCGGCGTAAAGTATTCAGACTTGGAGGATTACTTCGGTATTTTTCCGCGGCCCATTCTTCTAAAGTCAGCATTTGAAGCATATGTTGCACCTCTGAATCATGGCCCATGCCTGAGCCATGTAGTGAAAACGCAGAATCAGTTTTTAATTAGCTGCTGCCAGATTTCTGAAACGTATTTGACCTGATGTCGCGCATCGTCCAGGGCATTATGCAACTCACCTTCAAACGGGATTTCATAGCGAGGATTGATGCCTATCGCTTTTCCCAGTTCAACGATGGTCCGTACATCACGATCGTTCCAGAACTTCCACGGTCGTGTGATTCCGGTGCGTTTGTATGACTGACTCAGCAGGACGTTATCGAATGTGGCGCCATTGCCCCACACCTGAACTGTGTCAGGGCCATTGGCTGCATTCTCTCCGATGTAATCATTGAACTGGAGAAGGGCGTCATCGAGAGGTATTGCGTCTTCGACAAGCAGCGCAGAGCGTGCTTCGGAGGATTTCCTCATCCACCATAGAATCGTCCCGGCATCCGGTATGCCGCCAAACTCCATGGATGATTCAAGGCTAATAACTTTGTAAAATTCCGCACCTGTGCGCCCGGTTTCCGGGTCGAAGAATAGCGCGCCAATGGAAACAATCGGCGCATCCGGGTTATCGCCCATGCTTTCTAAATCCACCATTAAATGGGTATAGAGTTGCTCGCTGGTGGTTTCTTTAATTTGATGACCGGAATCATTATTCAAGGCATCTGACGGATGATTAGCATCAGCGCCGCTTTCAGCTGACACATCGGCCGTATCGGTTTTGGTGGCTGCGGTAAAAAGGCTGCTGGCATCAAAAACACCCGCAGCGACTTTCACAAGTTCACCTTCGGCATGGAGATCATCTGTTGCGATTTCCTCTTTATCGCTTTTAACCGTGCCGCATGCGATAGCTACAGTTTCAGCTGAAGGATTTGCATGATTAGTTTCGATTAACGTGGAGTTGATATAACCCTGCAATGCTCCTGAAGTGCGCCAAAGATCATCTGGAGCGGTCTTAATCAAGGCGATGATAGCTGCACGAGAGTAATCCAGGATACCAGGGCATTTATTCAGTTTGCCTAACCATGCAAGATATTCGTCGTGGTAATTAGGACGCGCATCCCGGATTTCTTTAGCTCTGCGATATACGCCGCCTTCGAGGTTGTAAATGTCAAAATCCATAGAGCGGGAGATAACGCCCAGAGCGATATCGAGACTCAACGTTTTTTTGTCGTGAACAATTTCACTTCCGCGATCGGTGACTATTCCGCCACCGGCATTGGCCCCTGCGTCGGTTCTGTAGGTTTCACTTGGTGCAGTAACTTCCGCGGTGGGGGCGCTTAGTTCTGCTTTCATTAATGGAGTAATTGCGGAAATCCTGTTTCCTTCCAACCATTTTTTTACCAGTACGCCGCGGTCAATATGCTCAGTCTTCACCCATGCGTTCATAAACTGGATTAAGATGCCCAGCTCCGGGCGGGTATCCGTGGGGAATACTTGCTTAACGGCTTCGGTTAGCTTCCAGATTTGGTGGGTGGTGAAACCTTTCACATCCGGTATGTTCTCGCTGGCCAGCAGAAGGTTTTGAACGTAATAGTTATCCTGGTCCAGCTCCATTTCAGCGATCTGTATGCGCTGTGGAACGGTCACATGATGAATGCTTTCCGTGCTGATAAATTGTGAGAGCAGCTTCTTGCGGAAGGACATCTGAGCAACTGGATGCTCTAAACCATCATCCAGTGGGGCAGATGGCGCTTTCGTGGCTTCAGCAGCCAATGCCGGCTCGGGAATTTCTTCCGGAGTAGGGGCTGGTGCCGCCGCAGGGATCGCCTGCCATGTGACGCCATCCTCCGCGAGCTGGTAGCGGTCGCACCACGTATGGTCCAGCACGCCTTCAGCCGGCAAATCGTCAACGACATGCCAGTTAGTGCGGACCGGCAGGTTGTAATCGGCCCCGCGGCCTACGTCGATCCCGTTATCTTCCAGAATGTTCAGAATTTCGCGCTCAGCGCGGGAGTCAGATTTTGCAGATAGCCAGCAAAAGAGGCTTTTTGCCTCGGCTTTAGCTTTGGCTTTAATGAGATAAGGGTATGTGTTCATTGCGCTTGGGTTCCTTATGGCTGTAAGATACCCGGGACTTTGATAGCTCCCATTGGGCGTGGTCATTGTTCAAAACTCGATTCCGGAAGGCTTTGGTCGGCTAACCGGGTACTTAACCCGCCTTGCGCGGGTTTTGTGCTTTATAGGGCTGCTGTTTGGCTCTTTGCCAGTTCAGAAACCAGCACGCTATCCAGCGCGGAGAGAACCGGTTTAAAGGTTCCATCATGGGGTATTTTGCTAACTGCCCGGATCACTTCTGAAACTGAAATATCACCGGCGCGCGGGGCGTAACCGCCACCCGGGCCGCGCTGGGAAACGACGAGCTTTCCTGCGCGCAACTTATTGAAAATTTGTTCAAGGTAAGAGGTGGAAAGGCCCGCCTCTTTACTGAGTGTTGCCAGCGCTACGAACGAGCCGTTTGAGATGCGCTGTAGTGCCGCCATTGCGTGAACAGATGCCATCATGCGCTTCATACCAAATTCCATAATCACATTCCTCGGCCAGTGCAGGCCATTGATCAAAACTCGATGTTTAACGTACTGCAGGCTGTTGGTCGGCAGCCGGGTTGCCCTTCTGGGCCAGGATGTAACAGAGCTTGCGCAGCATCACTTCAAAAGCGTTCAGTCTAATAGCTTGGTGTGCTGCTGTTTTTCGAGCGAAGTCGATCATCTAATATCCCCTAAATAAGAAGGCTTTCTTTTAACATCCTAATGCTGGTGGTAGTCTTGAAGTCCTTACGCCATTTGGATGGAACTGTTTATGCGCGGTATCGTTGTCCACCATGAAAGACGCATTGGTTACATTGTTATCCGTGACGCGATGGGAGAGTTCACCGTGGCTGAACTTCTCGGCGGATACGATGTTGAAAAAGGACACATCATTGATGGAAATCTCCATAGTGATGGGGCAGAAAGTCTCTACAGTCAGACTGAACAAGAGCATCTGGATGTCATTATTCAGGGGCATGGGATGTCGGAACAGGCGTCGATTCGGATGATCCAAAACATTCGTTAACCCATTTACGAAACATCCCACAGTCTTTAAGCGTGGTATTGCAACTCTCAACCGAGATCACGCTACCTTTCTCAAGAGACGGCGCAAACTCTGTATTAATTTGAAGCCCTCTCTTGGCTGCTTGTTCAAGCCTCAATATCCTGCTTAGTAGTTTTTCTCTAACTTCAATCATATTGCTACCTCTCTAAGTCTCGTATGCCCTTATCGCCAGGCTGGCGGAACTGTTACTACCTGCTGCGCGTTTAACTGTGCGTGCTTTGCTGGTGGTTCAGCGAGTGGTCAAATGCGGGGCTCACCCTCCATCCCTGCAAACTCGAAAACTCAGAATGGGAACGTTCACGTTGAACCACCGCAAAGCACGCTCTTCGTCATCTCATCCGGTGCTTCGTATGCCGCCGGCAGCTACTCTCGTGGGCGTCCTGCCTTGATGACTCTTTCTGCACTTAGTAAATATCAACTTTACTATTAGGTCAAGTAAAAGCGTTCTAATTGGTCATGCATTGCTTTACTTAAAGGGGGGAGGGGCGCTGTAATTTCTGCGCTTGGGGGATTTTAGGCGAAAAAAAAACCGACAAATGCCGGTTCTTGAAAGGGAAGAGCAGAATTATTCTTTTTCTTTGTAACGACCACGAAGGTATTTATCGACGTAATCATCTATTTCTTTCAAGCGAATCCTGAATAGGTCTACCATGCGCTCCTGCTCGGACTCAGGTAATTGTCTAAACAAGCGAAGCATTTCCTGCTCATTTACTTTCAAGCCCGAGCCTTCATCAACATCTTCCCCCAGCAGCCACGCAACAGAAACACCAGCAGCCTCAGCGACACCTAGCGCGGATGATTTACTTATAGAGCCATTTTTAAACCAGCCAGTCACAGCTTGCTTACTGACATTAGCGGCCTTGGCCATTTCGGTCTTTGAAAAGCCTTTCTGGTTCAATTCTGTAAGCCTGGCAACCAGGTCACGTTCTTTTTGAGTGTTCATATCAGTGATTGTAAACATTTGCTTTACCTGCACAAGCAATGCAAAGTTGACCTTGTGGTAAATTGATGCTTTACTAAACCGACATTCTGATTGGAGAGTCGTAATGACTGGTTTAGACAAAGCAATAAAAAAAATAGGCTCAGCGCAAAAGCTAAGCGCTCTGCTAGGCGTGTCAAAAATGGCCGTCAGCCTCTGGCGCAGAAAAAAGAACGGTGTTGTTCCTGCATCCCGTGTTTTGCCTGTCTTTAATGCAACTGGCGTAACTCCGCATGAATTGCGGCCTGATCTCTACCCAAACCCAACAGATGGTTTACCGCCACAGGAGGGCTAAGCATGCAATCCATAACTTACGAACATCATAACCAGCGAAATAGCTTTTCGCTGAAAACCCAAAATCAGTATGAGCCGCGGCGCCGGGACAACGGAAAACGACTGGTTATCCAGGCAGCCGTTCGCGAGTGGGAAGAGACTCTGCCCGGCCAGGCTCAGGAAAAAATCGCGCTGCTGGTGGCTGAGCAGTGGGATAAGCAGGGTGGGCGGGGCATCACTGTAAACAAGCAGAACTTGTTCCGCTACATCAAAAACGAAACGGGCTCAGACAAATACAACAGCTACGTGATGCAACTTGCGGCGGCCATTGCCCAGGCCATGCCGATCGAGATAGCGCGTAAGCACGGTTTACGCCAGGGGATGACTGAGGCCGAGCTGGTAGCGAACGCTATCAAAGAATGTGGTGACGCGCACCAGGCAAAGCTCCTCGGCGCGCCACTGCATAAGCTGGAGAATGAAGTGCGTGAGGCGGCGATATCCCTTTTCAACATGCTGCCGACGGATGCTGTGGGGCCGCTGCTGGCGAGCCTGAGCGCCGTTGCACCACAGTTTTTTTAATCGAGTTTTGACCAATGAGTACCGCCATGAAAACCTTCCAAACTTTAAGCAAAAGAATGCTGAGTTCAAAAGTCTGCTGTCATCGCGGAATGCGCTCTTTGCAAGGCATCTATCAAATCAGGGATATCTGCCGGGGATATTTTCAACTCTTGCCAGGTGCCAAGCTCAGGATCTGTAACGGTAGGGCATTCATCGGAAACGATAGAAACCTCGTTGTTTTGCAGGTCGTAGCTAACGGTAATTTCTGCTCGATGTGGTACGGCAACAATCTTTTCCATGCTTGCTCCATTCTCTCAGTAATTGTGTCGGAGGGGTGATGGCCGCATTGCCATATATGCAGCTCTATATAGCTGATTATCTTGCAGACACCATGCATTTGTCTACCGAAGAGCATGGGGCATACCTGCTGCTTATGTTTAATTACTGGCAAACGGGAAAAGCCATACCAAAAAACCGCTTAGCAAAAATCGCGCGAGTGTCGGACGCACGCTGGAAAGAGCTGGAAGCCGCTATCAAGGAGTTCTTTGAGGAGGAGGGAGACAGTTGGGTTCATATCCGTATCGAACGTGACATTGAAGCTGTTGTGAGCTCGCCCAGAGGAAGGAAATTACCTAACGGCGATTCCCTGAAAGGTTTTAACGGATACGTGTATTTCATAACCAATCCTGACACAGGCTTGGTGAAAATCGGCTACTCCAAAAATCCATGGGCGCGACTGGCTGAATTACGCAGAAGCTACGGTAGTGAGCTTAACGTAGTAGCTACGATAAAGACCGTAGATAAGTCGGAGGTCTCCATCCACGCCACTCTTGCTGACTATCGAGTTGAGGGGGAGTGGTTTGTTGAAAACGAATGCATCAAATCCCTTATTTCACAGGTTGCAGCAGGTCAGATAACTACTGTAGATGCTACGCGTAGCTACGTCGAATCCTACTGTAGCGCCCCTACGTCTCCTACAAATAAAGATAAAGATAAAGATAAAGATATAAAACCTAAAAACATTATGTCCGGCGCTAAGAAAACTCAGCCCCAGACAAGAGCACCGGTCCCGCCGGAGGAGATTTTTATTTCTCTGCCGCTGGTAGGTGGGGTGACCCACCCGGTCACGCTGGATTACGTCGCCAGCAGGGCAGAGCTGTACCCGGCGGTCGATATTCGGCAAGAGCTGAGAAACATGTTTGGCTGGCTGGAAAGCAATCCAAGCAAACGCAAGACGCCAAACGGCATCAAGAAATTCATCACAACCTGGTTACAGCGGTGCCAGGACAACCCAAAAAGCAGGCAGGTGAACAATGGGCAGAATACAGCCGGCACAGAGTCCATCGCAGAACGGCAGTTACGCGAGGGACGTGAGCAGTACCTTTGGGAACGGCAGCGGCACGGTGGATTCCCCGGCGTGGCGGTTGTGGGACCTGATGACAAAAATCTACAGCAACCGCTGGATTGTGAAGAATGGCAATCGGCCGTCGGCCCTCTGGGAGCAGCAGATTGGAGCAATGAGCAGTGAGCAACTTACGCGAGTGTGTAACGTTTGCGTTGAGCGCTGTGCGGCGGGAAGCACCTGGCCGCCGGATTTTGCAGAGTTTGTTGCCCTGGTAGCCGAAGCCAGCGGCGGAAGTTTTGGTCTTTCAGTCGAGGATGTGAAGCAGGAATACACCAGCTGGAAGAATGATACATGGCGGTATGGCTCATCAGAGCACTACCCCTGGCGGCATCCTGTCCTCTACCACATTTGCGTTGAAATGCGCCGTGAGGGAGTGGAGCGCAGGTTAACGCAGCCGGAAATGGACAAGTTAGCGGCTTCAAAATTAGCCCACTGGGAAAAGCGAGTCGCGGCTGGGTATTCAGTCCCACCGATCCGGCGGCAATTATCCGCACCGGCGAGACCATCAGGGCCAACGCCAGCACAGCAAATGATGGAGGAATACAAGCGTAAGAAAGCGGCTGGGAAGATTTAAGTAATTCGAGTTTTGACCAATGACCAAAGGATTAAACATGAACAGTGAAAACCAGCAAAAGTAATCAGTTTCTTGCAGGAAAACCGTAGAGCTACGGCAAGACAGTTGGCCCGGGTACTGGAAAGAGATAGCACGTCAGCATGGAACATCCTGATGCACCTGCTGCGCAGGGGAATCATCAAGCGCTGCGGCAGCGACGCTTGCCCGGAATTGAGACTGGCCAGAGGATGGGAGGGCAAGATTTGCCGCCGGAAAACACCATGCCGCCGTCGGCAGGTCAGTAAGTCCGTAACAGATATTTGCCGTGAAAAATAGCAGGACTATGGAATTCACAAGATTTTCGAGAGTGCAGGGGAAAAGGTTGTATCAGTAAATAACTAATATGGGTGTAAATTAATGTATGCCATGTAATATGGCATACATTTTATGGTTTGTTTAATACGACTAACTGCCACTGAATATTGTTGCGTTTTAAGCTGTCTTTTTTTATAGGATTTACAAATGTGACTTGGAATCCTATGCTCATCGCTTTAGAAATTGCCTCTTCCGTTGATATTTCATAGATTATTCTATCTGGCTCTGCTGGCCCTAATCGAAGCGTTAGGATCATTGTGCCCATAGGATTAAGTAGCTTAAATGCTGTGCTTAGTGCTTCATATCTTTCTTCTGGCGGAAGATGCATCCAAACAGCGCTCATCAAAATAAAGTCATAATATTTTTTTTGTTTTTTTACTTCAGCAAGGTAAGGGAGTGAATCATTTATCCATGTAATATCTAGGCCTTTATGATACGTCATCGCCAGCTCTCGCATACCGTCACTGGGTTCTACAGCTGTTACAATTAGCCCTTTTCTGGCCAAAGCTGCTGAGTCTCTTCCTGAACCTGCACCAATATCAAGACAGGTAGAACCAGCCGAGGGTATAAACTGAGAAACATCATTAAAGATGTCTTCGAAATTCAACTCTATATAGCTTTCAAAAAAACTATTTGCCTTATTAGTATATTGTTGCCAGCTCTTCATATACGACATACCTCACTTTTTCTCGATTCTAAGTATATCACCATTTTTGAGATTTTTAATCTCGTAGGTTTGACTTTTTTCTTGCTTGTCTAAAAAAGCCTTCGGGCAACTGAGCCCTATGATACTAATGATGGCACATAACAGTAATACAGTTGACCAACACCCAATTACAGTGTAATTTCCTTTGGAGTGTGAACTTACAAACTTAAAAAACCATTCAAATAAATTCGATAGACAGCTTTTTTTCTCTTTCTCTTTCTCTTTCTCTTTTTTTTCTTCTAGATGTTGATTGTAAATATCACCAAGGGTATCGAGGGATAGTTTTTTAAGTAAGCCATGTGCACATTCATCTTCAATTTTGTTTTGAAATTTTATTTTTGCTTCCAGCAAACCTCTCAGTCTGTAGAGTGTTACTATCGATAGCAAGTCAAATACAGCAATCATGAAAAAAATAGCTCTGGTTGCCAGCTCGCTTACCAATGTTGTGCCATACCAAAGTCCTCCGTTAATGACGATCACTAAACTTGGAACTTGCCACATCAATTGATTTAGAGCCCTCATATGTTGGCCTGCTTCAATATATGCTATCTCTTGGATACGCTGGTGCCACTTTATTGTTTCGATCTTGATTTGCGCATCTGTGGTATCAGATTTTGCTTGCTCTTGTGAAGTCATTTTTAAAATCCAAATATGTTGTTTTACTCTTTCGGAAGTGATAGTAAACTATATGCTCCAATCTCTTTCAACTCAAACATTTGGTAGGTGATAATGACACTTGAACAGGATATTTATGCTGCAATCAGAACAGCGGTAAGTAAGGCTCCAGCCAGAGAGAAAACAGCTGAGCTACATCTACAGTTACTGAAATATGCCAATCAATTGAGGCACGTAGATAGAAAGAGTATCTGTGAAGAACTGCGGATAGGCGTATCATATACAGCCGAAATAGGGAAAATGAGGAATATAGCTGCACGGCTGATAGATGCAGGTTTGGACTTAAGTAAAATTTAATGCCAATGATAATCATCAATTAAAGAGATCAGGTACTGTATATTGATACATGGGTTGGGAGCATGATTGGTGCAGCTGCGGGACATTGTGTTAATTATTTAATCTCAATGATTAAAGAGAATAAACAGTGAGTTCCTGAAAAAGAATTTATATGTGTAGAGCTCATCTTTCATTTAGAAGAATTCGTTCAGAGGTGTCTGGAGGTTACCTATGATGCAGAATATTATCATGGTGATGAAAATTTTAAGGCCAGATATCCAGATCCTTTTGATTATTCTCTCATTAAGGGGGGGGGAAGCTTTACAGCCGGAAATGATGTTTAGAATATGTTCGATAGCACCAAAGCATAAAATAATTATTGCAAATTTTGAGATTGATGAGGATAATTTTCTTCCCATGAGAAAAGATTTGTTTCTTGAAAAAAGAAGAGGCGAGTATTCTATTCTTGGGAGCGAAGGTATGGATATAGCTACTGAGTTGAGATGTATGAATGAGTTTCCTCTAGACGAAGATCTTGTGAAAAGATGTTATGGATTATATAAATTAGCAGCTGATTATGAAATGGCGAAAAATGAGTGGGTTATTCCAAATGGTTTTTAATTTTTTTATTTGATGGTGTTTTCTGATTTCTATTATTGATTATGCGGTTAATTATTTATAACCATTCACACAATAATTTAAATCGTAAAATATATGCGGTCTATTGTGTTGAAGTATGTTATCCAGAAACCTTACACTGTTCGTCACTGTGCATTACTCGTACTGCCATCTTGGATATTAAATATCTTTAAATTCGCAAACCTTTTCAATTGCATTTCCAAAAAAACAAGTCAATAATAACTGTATGTTTATACAGTGTTCTAGGTGGGGAGGGATTTTGAGCCAAGAAACTCATCCTCCGTTATACCCTGGAAGACGTACTTTAGAGCCTCATGCATGGTGGTGTTTGAAGCCATAGATCGTTCGGGGCAGCCAGAGGGGAATGAAGTGTTAAAAATTAATGAAAAATTGCCGGACACAGGCTACGCGCTTATTCGTTGCGAGGATTATGCTGTGGTCGCTAGATTTGGTTCATTCCCGGATGGCGGCAGAGCATTGTTATACAGGCGTGGTGATGAGGTATCGTTCGTTCCCCTTCAGCCTAACGAGATAATTGGCACACCGACACTTTTTACAGAGATGCTTGAGAAAGCGGGCTACCGAATTACAAGTTGCTTTGATACACTTCACTCGTAGGCCTGAACACCCTGCACCTGCTGCGCCACGGAGACTACCATGGCGCAAAATACATCAAAGAAATCTGAAACACATCAACCCGACAGCCATAACGGCTCAGCCGGACATTTTGCACGTCCAGCAACAACCCACATCCTGACGCCTCGTCAACAAGAAGTATTCGATCTTCTGGTTTTTTTCATACAGAAAAAGGGTTATCCACCTTCCACAACCGAGCTTGCTGACTTACTCGGCGTCAGCTCACCAAACGCTGCAGCGGAACACCTTAAAGCCCTCGAGCGGAAAGGCATTATCACTATCACCCGGGGCGTTTCCCGCGGCATAGCGATTGCCGGAGATAAGGAACCGCTTCTTGCTGTGCAACTCTTGCAGGAAATGATTGATAATCAGCCCGGCGCGCGTGAGAGGGCAGCCGCGTTTCTGAAACTTTACGGAGCACAGCTATGAAAAAGGGCTGGTTCCAGCATGACAACCTGACCGCAGCGCAAGCCGAAGAGTTAGTGAAGCGATACAAGGCCAATGGAGTCGTTACGGAAAAGAGCCTTGCTCCGGATTACGCCAGCTGGATTGTCAGCGCGCTCCTTCCTGAAGGTAAAACACCACCGCGAATCGACTGCACTTACCAACAGCCGTGCTGGAGGCAGTAATGAAAGCCTACAGCATAACCCCTATGGGCAAACCGCGAATGACGCGCGCTGATAAGTGGAAGAAGCGCCCTGAGGTTTTACGGTACCGGGTGTTCTGCGATGAAGTGCGCCTGCACAAAGTTCAGCTGCCTGAATCGGATTTTCACGTCCCATTTAGCATTCCTATGCCGCCAAGTTGGAGCAAAAAAAAACGCCAACAGTTTAACGGCCAGCCGCACCAGTCCAAACCAGACATGGATAACCTGATGAAGGCTCTGATGGATGCGATCTATGAGGATGACGCCCATATCTGGGACGGCCGCATAACTAAGCGATGGGGTGAAGCCGGGCGGATCGTTATTCGGGAGGATGCGGCATGATGAGAGCATTGCTTAAACCCGTAATAGTGCGTGAGCTCGGTGTTGTAATGCTGCGCCCGGGCCCGGAACTGCTATCTCTTTTTTATGACCGGGTGCTGATTAGCCGCGCTCCGGAGTATATGACCGATCTGCCATCAGGCGAGCTTCCTCCGGCGCGCCAGACGCTAACTGATGATGATGTGCTGGCAGGATTTTTCCTGAATGAAAAAGTCATTAGTGCCGCAGGCGGTATTAATGGCCTCGAATCCTGGCTGATGCGCCAGCCTTTCGGCTGCCAGTGGCCGCACTCCGACTATCACCACCACGAACTGAGAACAACCCGTATTGACGCCGGCGCGCTGAAGCTTTGCTGGCACTGCGATTCCAGAAACGAAGGCCATTATACCGACCAGCTGGCGCTGCTGGCCCGGGCAAACATTGCCGTCTGGGTTATCGACTCTGCACGCCGCTCACTGGGATTCGATGAAAGCCATGTTGTTACGCTGCCGGAAGTTTGCTGGTGGGCGACAAAAATGGACGTAGTTGATGCTCTTCCTGAAGGTATGGCCCGGCGCGCGCTCCGCATGCCGCAGGTCGTTGTACGCTCCGTCACGCGAGAATTCGATCTCACTCCAGAACTACCGGCCACCAGCATCGTGCAGGAAAAAGCAAAGAAGGTGCTGACGCTTAAAGTTGATCCGGAAAACCCCGAATCCTTCATGAAACGCCCGAAGTACCGTCGCTGGACGAACGAGAAGTATACCCGCTGGGTTAAACAGCAGACGTGCGTATGTTGCAATCAGCAGGCTGACGACCCACACCACATAACCGGGATGGGACTCAGCGGTATGGGCACCAAAGCGCATGACCTTTTTGTTATCCCCCTGTGCAGAAGGCATCACGACGAGTTGCACGCTGATACCACGGCATTTGAAAAAAAATACGGCACGCAGGCCGAGCTGCTGTTGAAGACATTAAACCGATCGCTCGCCATCGGCGTACTGGCATAAGGAAAAAGAGATGACACCACGTCAGAGAAGAGCACACAACGCCGCTATAGAGCGCGCAGCAGCGGCCCCGCGAAAAAGTTACCTGGGGAGATTTACCCCGCTGACCAGCATACAGTCGGCCTGGATTAAATCCTTGCTCACCACGTGGGGGGAATGTGTTGGTGGCAAAACCCGAGCGCAATACAGGCTGGAGAACTGCAACAGGTTTATAGCCAGCGCGAAAGATGATGAATGGTCTGACGGGCAGCTGGTGCGCATAACGACGGCAATACATCAGGCCAGGCTGGAGGGGTTCAAAGGGCGACAGGTAATACAGCGCGCCCATTCGATTCTGTGGGCTGTAACGTTAAGCGACATGCTGGATGAGGCGATACGGAAGGATGATGCGGACCATGTTGAACAGGCTGTACTGCGTGCGTTTGGTCAGGACGATCCGGTTTATCTGATTGGGGTGAACTACTACACAACTCGTGCAAAAATCTCTGACATTGCCCGTTCTTTGCAGCAGGCCGCGCCGTGGTTAACCCCTGACAAGGCGCGTGAGCGGGTTAAATGGTGCCTACAGATTTTCAGGGCGAAGGTATTTCTTGCTGTTAAAACTTCGTCGAACGGAGTCTATTTGCAATAAAAAGCTTGTAACTAGCCCAAAAATGTTAATAATCAATTCATGCTTGGCAGAGCTGCGCCACGATGGCAGCGACGAAAAGCAAACATAAATTGAAGAAAGAACCCGCCTCGGCGGGTTTTTTCAGTTTATGATGTAAATTGTATTTGAGGGTGAAATTGTTTTTTCTTCTTTACTGTGAGGGAAGAGAAATAAAATTAACAATGCAACAGCAATTGATATAAAGATACATAAATTTATTACTCTTGACGAGGATAAAACGCTGTTGTATTTGGTCGCCGTTTTATTTGTAAGTTGCTCTTTTGTTTCTTCAATTAATGAAAGTGTTCTTCTAAGGTGATATATGTTTATTTTTCTTTCATAATGGGTTAGTTGTGCGTTTGGATTAGAAGGGATCGTGCCGTTAACATCCCCTAACCCTAGCATTACCGGAGAAAAGTTACCATGCGCATCAAGCATCAAGTCGTATTTCTGAAATGCATCCTTGTCGAAAAACATAATTCTTACGCGAAGTTGGCGAAGCATATCAATATCTGCTGGGCTTTGTTTGTCTGCTTCGAGTAGCTTTCTACGAGTGATATTTTTTGTAAAAATAAGATTTTGTATCATCCATTCTGTATTGTTTTGCAGTGTCTCTATGGCTGCGTGTGAATCAATTCCGAGTTTCTGGAGAACGGATAATTTTATTTCCTTCTCTTTGGCCGATAGTGCGGTTGAGTAAGCTAAAAGGCCGGTTACTAACGCGACGATTAAAGTTACAACAGTCGTTACTGTACTTGAATCCATAACACACTCCGTATAATACAACTAATAGTAATTAAAATTATAACTTTTATAATCGCAAATGTATTCCTACATGTTTAGTGAATATTGCGAAAGAGGTGGGCTTAATGTCTGAACCGTTAACAACTGCTGTAACCGTTGGTGTTGCCGCAGGCTCAGCAGGCGTCACATTTGCTTCACTATTTCCGGAAGCCACTCCAGCAGTGATGATTTGCGCTCTAGCCGGGGCGGCGCTCTACGTGCTTAACGCCGAGGACCATAAATTATGGAAGCAGGTAGTTTTTGCGCTGATTTCGTTTGTTGGCGGTGTGTATTGCTCAGGAATGGCTTCCGAAATTATCGCCGCTGTTATTAACGCAGGATTAAGCCATCTCAGCCCGCCGGTGCAGATTAAAGTCACCCCAGCCATCGGCGCGCTGGCGGCCTCCACAATTTCCGTCACCATTCTGTTGCGTGTCCTGTCCCGGTCGCGCACCGGCAGTCTTCCCGGGCTGAAGGAGGAAAAATGACATGGCAATCCTTCCTCATAAACGCTAACGCGATCGCCTGCATACTGATTTGCATTCGCCTGTTGTTTTTCCGCAAACACGGCGGACGCCATCGTCCGGGCATGGCCTGGCTGGCATACGGATTAATCCTCGGCTCGGCATGGACAGCGTTTCGCATCTGGCACGGCGTTTATGTGCAGGTGGATTACGGTGAAGTGCTCATGAATGTGTTCGTCTGCGTCATTGTCTGGCGGGCACGCGGCAACGTGGCAAAAATCGCAGTGAGTACACCGTAATGACTAAAGATCAGATATTCGAATCCATCCTGGGTAAAGAGGGCGGCTATGTCGATCACCCTGATGATAAGGGCGGGCCGACGCGCTGGGGAGTAACGCAGTCAGTCGCCCGGGCACATGGCTATACCGGCAGCATGAAAGACCTGCCGCGGGAAACCGCTTTGGAAATTCTGACCGCGGACTACTGGACCGGCCCACGCTTTGACCTGGTATCGCAGATTTCCCCGGTTATTGCCGCAGAGCTGTGCGATACAGGGGTGAATATGGGGCCATCGGTGCAGACGAAATGGTTTCAGCGCTGGCTCAATGTGTTCAACCAGCAGGGCAAGCTATACCCGGACCTGAGCGCCGATGGGCAGATAGGGCCACGCACCATCAGCGCGCTGGAATCCTTCCTGACTATACGGGGCAGTGAAGGGGAACAGGTCTTGCTGAAATCGCTGAATTGCAGCCAGGGTCAACGCTATCTTGAGCTGGCAGAGCAGCGCCCGGCTAATGAGTCGTTTGTGTATGGCTGGATGAAAGAGCGGGTGAGCCTATGAGCCTGGAAATGATTCTCGGGGCCATTGGTCTGATTATTGCCGCCATCGCCGGGGCATTCGGCATTGGTCACTCAAAAGGCACCAGTAAAGCTGAAGCGGCAGCTGACAAGCAGCGAACTGAAGAGAACGCTGCCGCGGTAAACGCCTCCGCCGAACGACGGGTAGAAGCAACGAAGGGAGCAGCTGATGTACAGCAGGCCGTTAATAATCTTCATGACGATGATGTTTCTCGCGAGCTGCGTGAATCGTGGCGCAAGCCCTCCGGCGGTAATTGATACGGCCTGCGACTGGGTACAGCCTATTTACCTGTCCGACCATGACATTGACATAATGGACATGCAGACGAAGCGCGCTGTACTGGCGCACAACCAGACGTGGCAGAAGAACTGCCAGCAAGTAACAACCTCGCCAGTACGTTGATTTCAACAGTAAACAAAGGGAACAAAATTATTGTAGTTCTGACTGCTCTAATTTTGTTTTTTTCTAACTAAAGGTGAAACTATGAGTATGAATATTTTTGAACAATATGAAAATTACCCAGAAGTACCCGGCACTGCAATTGGATATGCAACGTCGGTAGAGTTTAATCCTGGCCCAGGAACAGTATTAACCAGTGCAGATAATGCCTTAGGAGTTCCAGATAATAATGCTGTACCTCTAGGTCAGGGTGGTACTCTGATCATGGGGGTAGCGCCCTTTGTCATTTCTGCTGATGCATCAGTTGGTGGTGATTTTTATATTATTGAACAAGGGCTTTTAGAAGAATGGGATACGTTTGTTTCTAATGACAAAATTAACTGGCAAAGAGTTGAGTATGTTTACAGTAAAACAAACGGTTCTGGTACGACGCGCGGCTATAATATTGATGGCCTTGAAAACTCTGAAGGTGGATTTGCCTTTGTTAAAGTTGTAGACACTAGTTATAGTGCTGGTCCGAGTTATGCTGGGGCTGATATTGTTGGTATGATTGTAACGTCGGGAAAATATAATAGTGGAGAGACTATTGTAGATACTGATTCGGATAATGGAGTTGTTTACAATCTTATTAAAAGGGATGGGTTCGGTGTCACGGTTAAAATCATAAAATCCGATCTCAGTGTTGAGTATGTGGACTTCTCCACAGACGATTCTCTGGAGCCTGTTGCCTTATCAGTACAGGGTAATTTCCATCTATCGGATACTAAGGATATTAATGTGTTGGCTATCCGTCAAAGTGATGGAGTGCCGTTGAACATTATTAAAGATCAGCAGGGCAACGAAATTCTCACTATTGACAATTCCGTGACTAAATAAATTTTATTTTCAAGCCCACTTCGGTGGGTTTTTTTGAGTTCCATTACTTTTCTGAAAGCGTTTTACCCTAATACCAGAACCTCTAAGTTTATTCTTTGTATATCTGTGGAAACGGGGTAGAACGCTCTCATAAACGAATGTCACCTTGTCAGATTCGCGCTGGCTTTCGCCGGGTCATTTGGTATCGTGCACTCAAAGGGCGCAAGTAAAGCTGAAGTGGCCGGTGACAAGCAGCGAACTGAAGAGAACGTTGCCGCGGTAAACGCCGCCGCCGAACGACGGGTAGAAGCAACGAAGGGAGCAGTTGATGTACAGCAGACCGTTAATAATCTTCCTGACGATGATGTTTCTCGCGAGCTGCGTGAATCGTGGCGTAAGCCCACCAGCTGTGATTGATGTCGGGTGCGACAGGGACATGCCAATCTATTTAAGCGACCATGACATTGACGTAATGGACATGCAAACGAAGCGCGCTGTACTGGCGCACAACAAGACGTGGTAGAAAAACTGTCATTTATAAATGATTGAAACTGCTAGTGGTGCATAATAAAAAACACCAATCATTTATCCCTATGACAAGATGTACTTGCTAAAACCTTGAATTGTAAATTTGCTGATTAGATTGTAGAGAGCGTTTTTTTGTATTTATAAAATCCATGATTGTTATGATGGCGTAATGATTTAATAAAAAGAGAAATTTATGCCTATCAATCAAGTTTCAAATGGGGCCGTTAACAGCCTTGTTAATCGGTTTAATATGTTGTCTATGGATGTTAAGCTCCCTCAAAACAAAGATGATTCCTTGGTGTTAAAAAATGTTGACAAAATGGGCAATTTTTCCGGCGTCGAATTTAAGAGGCAGGTTTCAGATTGCCCCAAGGGCCAAATAAGCTTTAAAGATTCAATTAAAGTAAATGCAGATGATATATCCAAGCCGCCGGAAAATTTTATCGGAAAAATTTCATCTAAAGAGTTACAAGCTGAAAAAAGTCCCATCAAATATTATGCGCTTGAGGATTTTTTCAACTCTCCCGCTTCATTCAGCAATGAAGATATTGCAGCAATTGCAAAAACCTTCGTTGAAGAGCATCACTCACGCCTTGAAGAAGAGGTGGATGATGTTATCTATAATTTTGATGTTGAGTTTCCTTGCGAAGAATATGAAATAAATGAACATTATTACTTCAAGAAGGATCTTGTTTCAGAAGCTAAAGAGTTTGTCGTTCAGAATGATATAATTCCCAAAGCAGTCGAGAGGAGTTTGCTTTCGGCTGCTGAAAAATGGAATAAAGATGGTTATATCAAAGATTTGGATGGGGAACCGATCGCGCAAAAACAAATAGATTTGATTATAGCAACGTTTAATTATGAAATTGGTGATGATGTGTCAGGATTGGCTTATAAACTCGCGGCGGGCTATAATTAATACTGAATTTGCTGGGGTCGTGTTTAAATTTTTTTGTTGTTAGTGTTTTTTTTCTAAATATAATACCTTCTCTTACTCATTGTCTTTTTTGCCACTGGCATTAACTGGTGGCTTTTTTATTGGAGCATCTATGCAGGTCACTATTGATGGTGTCCCGTATGTGCCTGTCTGACAATAACCAGAGCCGATTTCAAAAGGTACTCCTGGCGATTTGAAACACCGAGGGGGCGGTGACACGCGGAAAAAGACAGATTTTTGCATTTTTATCGACCATCACCACCACTTCAATTCATTGAAAATCGGAGATAAAAATTTCTCCGGTGTCGATTCTGCTTGTTTTTCATTCATCACTGGACCCGCTATGGATCGCGAATTAAAGCAGCTTCAGCTGAATGTCAGTCAGCTGGCAGCGCTCTCGGGCGTACATCGTCAAACCGTTTCCTCCAGATTAAAGAATGTTCGCCCGGCGGGTGGGAATGACAGCAACCTTAAGCTGTATGGCCTTACTGACATTCTTGCCGAGCTAATGAAAATGCCGGCGCCGGTAGCCGAAGGCGAAATGGAACCGCAGGATCGTAAAGCCTGGTATCAGTCAGAACGTGAGCGGCTCAAGTTCGAGCAGGAGGTAGGGGAGTTAATTCCCGCCTCTGATGTCGCACGTGAGTTTGCCGATCTGGCGAAGGCAATGGTCCAGGTGCTGGAGACGCTGCCGGATATTCTGGAACGAGACTGTGCGCTGTCACCGGAGGCTGTCACCCGGGTTCAGGAGATTATTGACGACCTGCGTGATGATATTGCCAGACGGGTAATGAGCGATGAAAAGACAGAGGAGGAAACCCCGGAGGAAGAATAATGTCGGTACTGGCTACTGCCCTCTCGCTGAAACAGGACACCGGCCAGCTGATACAGGCGCCGCGCAGGATGCCGGTCGCCGAGGCGGTGGAAAAATATATGCGAGTCCCCACATCCGGAGGTAACTCTGTGCCGTGGGATCCGATGGTAGCACCTTATGTGCTGGAGCCGATGAACTGCCTGGCGTCCCGTGAATATGATGCGGTTATTTTTGTCGGCCCGGCCCGAACCGGTAAAACTATCGGGTTGATTGATGGCTGGGTGGTCTACAACATTATCTGCGATCCCTCAGATATGCTCGTTGTTCAGATGACGCAGGACAAGGCGCAGGAACACTCCAAAAAACGACTTGCCCGTACTTTTCGCAGCAGCCCCGAAGTTAAAAAATGTCTGAGTCCGCGCAGGAACGACAACAATGTTCACGACAAATTTTTCCTCTCAGGCAGCTTTCTGAAAATTGGCTGGCCGTCCATCAACGTCATGTCATCTTCGGATTTTAAATGCGTGGCCCTGACTGACTACGACCGCTTTCCGGAAGATATTGACGGGGAAGGAGATGGTTTCTCCCTGGCCTCAAAACGTACCACCACCTTTATGTCAGCCGGAATGACGCTGGTGGAGAGTTCACCCGGGCGCGATATTCGTGATACCAAATGGCGGCGTAAGTCACCACACGAGGCGCCACCGACTACAGGTATTCTTTCTTTATATAACCGTGGCGATCGCCGTCGCTGGTACTGGCCTTGTCCGCATTGTGGAGAGCATTTCCAGCCAGAAATGGCGGCAATGACGGGTTATCGGGAGGAAATCGATCCGGTTAAGGCGAGCGAAGCGGCGCATATTGAGTGTCCGCACTGCAGCGGCATTATCACTGCCGATATGAAGCGTGAACTTAACGGTCGTGGCGTATGGCTGCGGGAAGGCCAGCAGATGGATCGGGATGGCCACGTTACTGGTGAAGCGAGACGCACGCGTATTGCATCCTTCTGGATGGAAGGTCCGGCAGCGGCCTATCAGACCTGGGCGCAGCTGGTTTATAAATTGCTGACCGCCGAACAGGAATACGAAGCAACCGGCAGCGAAGAAACCCTGAAAGCCGTCATCAATACTGACTGGGGATTACCTTACCTGCCGCGCGCCGCCACCGAGCAGCGTCGCTCAGATGAGCTGATGAAACGCGCCGAGGATTACGGTAAGCGTCTGGTGCCGCCGAAGGTACGATTCCTGTTGGCCGCCGTGGACGTACAGGGCGGTAAAAAGCGTCGTTTCGTCGTGCAGATTATCGGCTACGGTGAGAACGGCGAGCGCTGGCTGATTGATCGCTACAACATCCGGCAGTCTCTGCGCTGTGACGAACACGGCGAAACGCAGCCTGTTCACCCTGGTGCATATCCGGAAGACTGGCAATTGCTGGTATCTGACGTGCTGGAGAAAACCTACCGGCTACAGGCTGACAATGAGCGGCGAATGCCGATCCTTGCGATGGCTGTGGACAGCGGCGGCGAAGAGGGCGTGACCGATAATGCCTATAAATTCTGGCGGCAGTGTCGCCGTGACGGCCTCGGCAAGCGTGTTTATCTCATTAAAGGCGACAGCACAAAACGCCAGAAAACTATCACCAAAACATTCCCTGATAACAGCGGTCGCGCCGACAGGCGCGCAGAAGTGCGCGGGGAAATACCTGTTTATCTCCTGCAGACCGACACCCTCAAAGACCAGTTAAGCAATAACCTGACCCGCGAAACGCCAGGGGCGGGGTATATCCATTTCCCGGACTGGCTGGGCGAGTGGTTTTACGACGAGCTGACGTATGAGGAGCGCGGGCTGGATGGCAAGTGGAGGAAGCCCGGAAAAGGCAATAACGAAGCGTTTGACCTCTTCTGTTATGCGCAGGCGGTTGCTGTTTTGCGCGGGTACGAAAAAATCCGCGACTGGGAAAATCCGCCAGCCTGGGCGATGCCACAGGATTCCGGCACAAACATTATTGAAGGGGAGCGCCCCCGGGAGAATATTCAGATGAAGTCCAGACCTGTCCAGGCCAATCCCTCTAAGCAAGCCGAGCCTGCCGCCAACACATCCGGTGGCTGGCTGGGTTCTGCCGGGAAGGGTGGCTGGTTATGACAAAAGAGGAAATCTTTCAGACCCTGATTATGGTTCGTCAGGCCTATCGGGATTCTCTCGATGGCAAAAGCGTGTCGTTTACCGGCGTGAACGGGCGCGCCATTACCAATCACGATCCGGTTGCCCTTCGCGCTGAGCTGGAATACTGGGAGAAACGCTGGCGGGCGGTAACCCGCCGCGGCGCTTCGTACAAACTCGCTAACTTTCTCTAAGGCATACGATGGGATTTTTTGAAAAGACACTGGGTGTGGTTTCTCCCGGGTGGGCTGCGGCGCGGGCGAAAAACAGATTAAAGCTGATGGCCTACGACGCGGCAACCCCGTCCCGTACCCACAAGGGCAAACGTGAATCCCGCTCTGCGGATACGGCGGTATTTGCTGCCGGGACATCCCTGCGCGAGCAGGCCCGCTGGCTGGATGAAAATCACGATCTGGTTATCGGCCTGTTTGACAAGCTGGAAGACCGGGTGATCGGTGCCAACGGCATACACGTCGAGCCGCAGCCGCTGGATATTCACGGCAATCTCCATGCGGACTTTGCCGGGAAACTTTCCGCGCTGTGGGCTGAGTGGTCTGTGCGCCCGGAAGTCACCGGCATGTTTACCCGTCCGGAGGCTGAGCGGCTGTTATTGCGTTCGGCGCTGCGTGACGGCGAAGTGTTTACCCAGCTTGTACGGGGTAACGTTCCGGGCCTGCAACATTCAACGACGGTGCCTTTTTCGCTGGAAATGCTGGAAGCCGATTTTGTGCCGTTTCATCTCAACAGCACGGCAGGCCAGCAGATCAGGCAGGGCATTATCGTCAACGCCTGGGGGCGCCCGACCGGCTACAAGGTTTATAAAAATCATCCCGCCAGCTTTGCCGGATTTAGCGCCGACTTCAAGACGGTATCAGCTGAGAACATGCTCCACCTTGCCAGCCGCAAGCGGCTTCATCAGCTACGTGGTATCAGCCTGATCCACGGTGTGATCACCCGCCTGAGCGATATCAAAGATTATGAGGAGTCTGAGCGCGTCGCGGCGCGTATTGCTGCGGCGCTTGGCTTCTATATCAAGCGAGGTGACGCCCAGTCCCTGGGCGATGAGGGCGAGTATTCAGAACCGGGTGGCCAACGGCACTACGATATCGCACCCGGCATGATTTATGACGATCTCAAACCCGGCGAAGACCTGGGCATGGTCGAGTCCAACCGTCCCAACGTTCACATGTATGAGTTCCGCAATGGACAAATGCGCGCCGTGGCTGCCGGCACGCGCGGCAGCTACTCCAGTATCGCCCGGGATTACAACGGCACCTACAGTTCCCAGCGGCAGGAGCTGGTGGAGAGCTTCGAAGGCTATAACGTCCTGCAGCAGTGGTTTGTGGGCCAGCACAGCCGCCCGGTATATCGGGCCTGGCTGGCGATGGTGCTGCTCAGCGGTATCGAAATCCCCCCGGACGTGGACAGGAAATCCCTTTACAACGCGCTTTATCTCGGTCCGGTCATGCCGTGGATAGACCCTGTGAAGGAGGCTACCGCCTGGAAAGCGATAGTCCGGGGCGGGGCGGGTACGGAGGCAGAGTGGACGCGCGCGCGCGGCAAATCACCGCAGGAGGTCAAGCGCCAGCGTATCCGTGAAACCGAATTTAATAAAGAGCATGGGCTGGTGTTCGATTCAGACGCCGCCAACGACAAAGGAGCATCTGCTGATGCAAAAACAGAAGAGCCTGACGATCCCAAATCTCCGCAGGACGATGATTAATCCCCTGGCAAGCCTGGCGGGAGTGGACGCGGCTACGGGCCAGAACTGGTACGAAATCCGCGCGCTGGCTGCCGGGCGGGTGGAGATTTTTCTCTACGACGTGATCGGTGGCTGGGGCATTACTGCCCAACAATTTGTCGCGGATTGCAAAGAGGCCGGGGTCTTTGAAGCGAGCGCCGTCGATTTACACATTCACAGTCCCGGCGGCGACGTCATGCAGGGTTTTGCCATCTATAACACCCTGGCGCGCCTTAAGGCGAAGCTGGATATCTGGGTGGATGGTGTGGCGGCGAGTATGGCCTCGATGATTGTTTGCCTGCCCGGCGCCACGGTGCACATGCCAGAAAATGCCTGGCTGATGATCCATAAGCCGTGGGGCGGCATCGCCGGGGATTCTGACGATATGCGCGATTATGCCGACTGGCTGGACAGGAATGAGGCGCTGATGCTCGGGGCTTACATGAATAAGACCGGGCTGGGCCAGGAGGATCTGGAAGCCATGCTTAAAGCAGAGACCTGGATGAATGGTGCGGAAGCGTTAGAGAAAGGTTTTGCCGATGTGATTGAACCGGAACTGCAGGCCGCGGCCTGTGTGAATGAAAACAAACTGAAGGACTACCAGAATATGCCACAACAGATTAAGAATCTTTTCACGCCGCGCGCGGAAGCTCCGGTTATTCAGCCCCCTGCACCACAGGTTCAGGCCCCGGCGCAGGCATCCCAACGCCTGCAGGAACCTCAACAGCCAGTGATGGGAAATATCGATATCACGGCGCTGGCCGCGCAGCTACAGCAGCAGATGCAGGCGGCAAACACCGAACGCGTGACTGCCGTGTCTGCTGTGTTTGAGGCTTTTCCGGCGTTTGCCAGCCTCAAATCTGAATGCGTCGGGGATATGACCTGCACAGCGGAACAGGCCCGCAATAAACTGCTGAATGCGCTGGCTGCCGGGACCACACCAAGTGCGGGACCGGGCGCGATTCATATTCATGCCGGCAACGGTAATCTGGTCGGGGATTCCATCCGTGCGGCAATTATGAGTCGTGCCGGGTACGCCTCGGCGGAAAAGGATAACGCCTATAGCGGTTACACCCTGCGCGAACTGGCGCGTGCCTCACTGATTGATCGTGGTATCGGTATCGCGGGCCATTCGAGTCCAATGCAAATGGTTGGCCTGGCATTTACTCACAGCAGCAGCGACTTTGGCAATATCCTGATGGATGTGGCCCACAAAGCGGCACTGCTGGGCTGGGAAGAAGCCAGCGAAACCTTTGACCAGTGGACCCGAAAAGGCACGCTGACAGATTTCAAAACTGCCCTTCGCATCGGGCTGGAGGCGTTCCCGACCCTGCGTAAGGTGCGCGCGGGTGCCGAGTATAAGTATGTCACCCTGAAAGACCGCGGCGAGCCGATTGCGCTGGCAACCTATGGCGAACTGTTCAGCCTCGATCGGCAGACCATCATCAACGATGACATGGACATGCTGACCCGCATCCCGCAGGCAATGGGTGGTGCGGCGCGGGCAACCGTCGGCGATCTGGTCTGGGCTGTACTGACCAGCAACCCGAAAATGTCCGATGGTAAGCCGTTGTTCCACGCCGACCACGGAAACCTGATTAACGCTGATTTGAGCATTGATGGTCTGGACGCCGCGCGCCAGGCGATGAAGCTGCAAAAATCCGGCGACCGTGCATTAAATATTCGTCCTGCCTTTGCACTTACCCCTGTTGCCATCGAGTCCCGAATGAATCAGCTGATTAAGTCTGCCAGCGTGCCGGGAGCGGATGTTAACAGCGGTATCGACAATCCGATCCGCAACTTTGCCGAGGTTCTGTCCGAGGCTCGACTGGACGACAGCAGCCCGACCGATTACTACCTGAGTGCAGCAAAAGGGCGCGACACTATCGAAGTGGCCTACCTGGACGGCATCGATACGCCGTACCTTGAGCAGCAGCAGGGCTTCACCGTCGATGGGGCGGCATTTAAAGTGCGCATAGACGCCGGTGTGGCACCGCTTGATCACCGTGGACTGGTCAAAGTCACCAAAAAATAAGAACCGCCGCCCGGCGGTTTTTTTCTATCTGAGGGCGGCAAAAGCTGCCTTTACTTTGCGGAGAATGAACATGGCTAAGAATTATTATCAGGACGGCACGACGATGGACTGGAACAACGGCACCGGGACAGATGTGCTTTCAGGTCAGGCCGTCGCGGTCGGTAATATCACGGGCGTGGCCCACGGTGATATCGCAGCCGGTGAGGATGGCGTGCTGCATATGACGGGCGTCTTTATCCTGCCGAAAGTGGCCGACGAAACATGGCCGCGTGGTACAAAGCTGTATCTCGATGATACGGGACTGGTGACTGCTGTCGAACCGGATGCCGATGGTGTGGTAGCAGGGACCGCGTGGATCACCAACAACGCGGGTGAAGCGGAAACGCGCGTGCGCCTGGGGTTCTGATGAACCGCTTTCGCGCTCGCCTGAACCGAGCCGATGCCCGGATTAACCGGGCTTTTGCCGAAGAGATGCCGGCAGATCTGCAAATTGGTGAAGAGCGACGGTCTGTTATCGTGATTTTTGAGTCTCCGGACGCGGCGGTAAGCGTGCCGGGAGGTGGTGAAATTCAGGACCACGCCCCGGCATTCAGCGCGATGACGGCCGATATTGCCGGGCTTTCTAAAAATGACGGCGTGGTGATTAATGCCGTTCCCTATCGTGTTACGCATATTGGCACAGATGAAGAGGGGCGTACCCGTGTCACGCTGGGATACGGGCGACCCGGCAAACCCCAACCCGTTATCGATCGCTGGAGCTGATACATGGCACGTGAATCGCGGTTAAGGCGGGATTTACCCGTTGATATTGATGTGGATGCAATCTGGCGGATTGCCGATCAGATTGGCGCCACGCAAAAACAATTCCGGGCGGCCTATTCGCGGGCGCTGCGTCGAACGGCGGCAACGCTGCGTAAAAAGGCAATGGCAGATCTTAAGGATGGACTGGCGCCGCGTAGTCTGAATATGGTCCGTCGCCGTCTGCTCTCTTTCCGACTCGATCGCGGTTCGCAGCTCGATAACTTCCGTCTCTGGTTCGGCCTGAATGCCATCAAGGTCAAAGACCTTAAGGGGCGGATTTCCGGCCGGGTGCGTCCGCACCATTCTCGGCGTGACAAATCTACCGGGCGTTATATCAAAGCGCGACGTCAGGCGGACGACGCCGGCTTTGCACCGAAAGGTAATCTTCTGGCGGCCCACACGTTCACAAATGGTGAAGTAGCCCGCTCCCGACGGGATAACAGGCGAACGGTAGTTATCCGCGATCCCGATACCCGGCGCACACGCGAGGCGGAAGTGGATATTTATGAGCCGATGCTGAACTACATCGAAGATAACGCGTTCGCCGAGGCGATGGATATTTTTATGCATCACTTTGAATCTGATATTCGCGGTCGCGTTAAAGCCAAAATTTCTGTCTGAGGTAAATCTGAATGGCCGAGCCTTTATTGCTGGCGCAGTACCATGACGCCGTGACCGCGGCGCTTAAAAATATCGACTGGGTACGGGATGCGGATGCCTATCCGGAGAAGAATGTGCCGCGTTTCTCTGGCCTTAATACTCCCGCCGTGTATTTCACCATTAATAGCTGGGAGCAGGCTGGTGGCAATGAAGGGCAGCTGAATGTCGATCTGTCCTGTGACTTGTTTGTTGTGGTGGATAGCGCCGGGGCAGGCATCAGCAAGCCTGAAATTTTCCTGCGCACGGCGGCGGCAGATATTACGCAGTGGATTGACGGGCAACAGTTTGGACTCACGCAGATTGAGCCGGCGGTATTTACTGCCGCTGAGCGGGATGAGTTCGATCCACGTATGGATGACTATCTGGTGTGGCGAATTTCCTTTACACAATCGGCGGCATTTGGTTCCGATCCGTTCGCCCGGACAGGCAATCCACTTAGTGCTGTCTGGCTGGGCGTATCTCCGGATATTGGCCGCCAGCACGTTGATGATTATCAGCTGATTTACGAGGCAAAATCCGATGAGTGATATTTCCGGCGACCTGCAGCGCCGGCTGGCAAATATTGTCCGGCGTGGTGTGATCCATTCCGTCCAGCAGGGTGGCGTGCCGAAATGCCGGGTTGATCTCGGTGATATCGTCACGGCATGGCTGCCGCTTTGCCAGGGTTTTTCCGGCGCCAACCGGGCTGATTCGAATCCTTATGCGGTGGGGGATGCGGTCACGGTGCTGTCTGAGGCCGGGGAACTGAACAACGGTCGGGTATTTCCCGGCTGGAATACCGGCACGCTGCAGGTACCGGGGGGAAGCGACAGTGAACATATCACCCGCTACGGCGACGGGACCGAAATTCGCTATGACCGTGCCGCGCACGCCCTGACGATCGTCCTGGCCGACAGCGGCACATATAAAATAGTCGGTAAAGGCACGCTGGACGGTCCGGTTGAGATCACCGATACCCTGACCGTACAGGGTTTAACGCAAATAAACGCCGACACGAATGTAGCCGGAAATATCGGTGCTGCGCAGGAAATAACGGATGGCAAAGGTAGCATGAACAATATCAGGGCCACCTTTAACGGTCACGATCACAAAGAAAATGGCGACGGCGGCGGGACGACTAATCCGCCCAATCAGAAAATGTAACCTGCTGCGGCAGGTTTTTTTTTATACCTGGAGAAAATATGGCTCAGTTACATGGGGTTGAAACGATAGAACTGACGTCGGGCACTGTCGCCGTCACGACGATACAAACGGCGATCATTGGTCTGGTCGGTACCGCACCCGATGCTTCTGCGGGCACACCTGCCGCCGGCACGACGGGCACGCCGATTCTGGATAATGTGCTGAACTTTACCGCAAAGCTTACCGGCAGGGCAGGCAACGTCATTATCGTTAACGCTGTGGCGGGAATACCGGATACGGAAGCGCCTGAAGCGGTTGAGACTTCCGCTTCGTGGGATGCATCTGCGCTCAGACTTACCGTCACGCTGGGATGTGATGAAAACGGCGCACTGATGGCTACGCCGGTGGATGTGGTCGAAGCGGTGAATGCCCTCGCAACTATACAGCTTAGCGCCAGTGGTAACGGTGACGGTGTGGTCACGCCTTTTAACCTGCAGCTTTCCGGTGGGGAGGATGAACCTTTCCCACTGAATACGCCCGTTGCCATCGTCGGTACCACGATGCTTTCCCGTCTGGGTGATAAAGGCACGTTAAAACAGGCGCTGAATGAAATTAACGATCAGCGCAACGCTCTGACCGTGGTGGTCAGAGTCAGCGATGCAGAACAGGAAACGGACCAGCGCGCTGCTGTCCTTACAGGAATAGGTGTGCTGTCTTCAGCAAAATCTGTGACGACATACCAGCCCCGGATCGTTATCGCGCCGGGATTCAGTGAAGACGATGCGGTGGGTAAGGCGCTCGAAACCGTGGCCGGAAAACTGCGCGCGGTGGCGTATGTGGACTGCGCTTCCGGTGCCACGCTGCAGGAAGTGGTTCAGCGTCGTCAGTCATACGGGACCCGTACTGAATTACTGCGCCCGCGTGTGCAGGTGAGTGACGCCGACGGCCAACTGGTGTATCGCCCATATTCTGCGTTTGCGGCAGGGTTGCGTGCCCGTATTGATTATGAAAAAGGCTGGTGGTGGAGCAAATCCAACCAGGACATTAACAACATCCTCGGCGTGGAGCAGATAGACGAGTTTATTCTCGGGGATGAAAACTGCGATGCGAACCTGCTCAATATGCAGAACGTTTCCACCATTATCCGCCGGGCCGGGTTCAAGCACTGGGGGAACCGTCTGTGTGGTACAGACCCACAATGGCGTTTTGAATCTGTGCGCCGCACTGCTGATGTTATCGAAGACAGTATCCAGGAAACGATGCTGGAGTACGTTGACCGCCCGCTTGATCGTGAAAACGCCGACGACATTATCGGCACCATTAATGCCTATATGCGACAGCTGGTTGGGCTGGGCGCCATATTTGGTGGGCGCGCCTGGCTGGATGAAGAACTGAACACGGCTGAGAGCCTGGCGGCAGGTGTGCTCTACATCAATTACGACTTCGGACCGAAATCACCGACTGAGCTTATCAGCCTGCGCGTCCGGGTAAATAACAACTATGCCCTTGAGGAGATGCTGGCAGCATGAGCGATAAAAATACACTACGCGTCTGGACCTTCTTCAGGCAGGGGATCCGCATTCAGGGCTCCCACGAACTCACCCCGCCAGCGCTGGCGATCACCAAGACCGATTTGCGCACGGGCGCGCAGGATGCACCCACGCCTGTCGATGACGGCATGGAGGCGCTGTCCTGCCAGCTGAAGTTCTACGGTATTGATGTGGATATGCTGACCAGTTTCGGCTTTATCAGCGGCAACAAACCCCGCTTCACTGCCTATCAGGGGTATCTGGGTAACGGTACGGCACGCGGCACGATTGAGGAAATTGAAGGATTCGTGCAGACGATCACACCGGATGCCCGCGGCAATGCCACGCTTTCAGAAAATGCCATTACGGTCGATATCGCGGTGAGCTACTACCGGCAGACGCTGGACGGGCGTGAACTCTTTGAGATAGATACCGAGCGTTTTTCCCGTCGGGTAAACGGCGTGGATGTGCTTTCCGGCCTCGCGGCGAAAGTGCGCCTCTGATTTTCTGACCTTTTAACTATCCAGCGGCCTGCGGGCCGTTTTTTTATGGAGCAGACAATGAGTTTTCCTGGTGAAACCCGCGTTATCAAACTGTATTCCCCTGTGACCCTGGACGGCGGCGCTGCCCTCAATGAGGTTACGATGCGTGAACCGCTGGTGCGGGACCGTATTGCGCACTCAAAGGATCGCGGGAATGAAGAAGAGAAAGAGGCGCGCATGATTGCGCTGCTGTGCAACCTCAGCGAACAGGATATCTGGCAGCTTACCGCGGCGGATTATGGCCACCTGCTGGATGCCTTTAATGTTTTTATGCTCCCGCCCGCGAAGCGACCGAAAGAGGACTCCTCCGGGCAATAAGATTCCTCGGGCGGCGTCTGAATTTTCCCATGTCTGAATATCTTGATATGCCCTTCGCTACTTTTTCCGATTTTCTTACTGACGAACTGGAGGCGCTAAAACGTGGCCGCAATAAGCCAGAACCTTAAGGCCGTTATTACTTTTGGCGGCAACATCGACAGCACCTGGAATCGCTCGGCGGGCAGCCTGCAAAAAAGCCTGAAGAATGTCGGGAAGCAGTCGGAAAAGCTGACGAAAGACCAGACAAAGCTGGCAGCCGAAATCAAACGCGCAAAACTGGCCGGTGAGAGTCTGGGCGATCTGAAACGTAAATATACCGATGTCTCACGCGAAATCCGCAAAACCGAAACGGAGCAGCAAAAGCTTAATGCGCAGATGCAGAAAACGCAGCGACTCCAGTCTTTCAAAGGGGCGGGAAAGGGCCTTTTTCGTCGTGGGCTTGGGATGGCCGGCCAGCTCGGCAGCATGATGGCGCCGGGGCTGGCTATTGGCGGTGGCGGTATTGTTGCCTCGGCACTGGGTACGCTTATCGCCCCCGCCGCCACAAACGCTGAAACCGCACAGCGCGCCAACGTGGCAAAAAGCTACGGCGTGGAGGTTCCGACCTTTAACGCCTGGGATTCCCTGGCAAAACAGTACGACATGAACGGGGAAAATATCGGGGACCTGTTTGAGGAGTATTTGCACAAAGCCGGGGAATACAAACAGACGGGTAAGCAGAGTTCTCTGCAGGATGCGTTCGATACGCTGGGATTTAAGGCCGGTGATTTTGCCGGGCTCAGTGACATCAAACAGTTTGATAAAATTGTTGAGCGCGCACTCAGCATGCAGGATGAGTCGAAAGCCTCATTTGCGCTGGATTCACTGTTCGGTGGCGAGGCGAGCAAGCTGCTGATGCTTATCAAACAATCCGGGAAAAGTTATCGCGATCTGATGGACGAGCAGCAGCGCTATAACCTGGTGACAAAAGAAGGTGCAGCAGGAGCGATTGCGGGGAATAAGGCGGTTACCGATCTGCGTACCGTATTTTCATCTGCCGTGGCAGAAATTTCCGGGCAACTGGGGAATGAGCTGGCCCCGGATATTCGCAGACTGACGGACGACCTGGCTAACTGGTTTAAAGGCGGGGGAATTAAACGCATTGTCAGTTTCCTCAAAAACGATTTGTACCCGGGCGTGCTGACGTTCGGGCAGGGGATCGTGTTTGTCGGCAAGGTTGCTTATGCCCTGGCAAAAAAGCTCTCCTGGCTGCTGCCGGATGAACGCGGCGATCAGCGTGACGTTCTGAAATCGCTGGCAATGACTGGCTCAGTGGACATCGCGAAGATGACGGCTGAGCGCAAAGGTCAGGGGGAATGGTTTGATCAGCAGCTGAAACAAAATCCGGACATGCCTGAGCAGGTCAAAAAGTCATACAGAGAAACCCGCGGCTTTATCACGGACGATGATGAAACATTCAATAAAAAACTTGATACCTGGATAGGTCCCGAACAGCAGGGCGTATTACCGGACTGGGCCGCAGCGTTTAAGGACAACCAGAATAAGTCTGCACCAGCTTCACCTGGATTATCCGATGAAAATGCGGTGGGCAGTGGTAATTCTGGCTACTGGGATACGTTGCTGCAGCGCCTCGATGAGGCGGATAAAGGCAAAGAAAACCGACAGCTGACGGATAACCGAAAATTCGAATACAGCTTTGTCATCAACGGCGCTCCAGGACAGAACGAACAGGGGATTGCCGATGGTATTAACGGCCTGACGAAAACCAACCCCGCTTTTACCGGGAATAACGCAATGCTGGATGGAGGGCTTGACTGGTGAGTGAAATTATTCCGCTGCTGGAGGATGCCGGCCGCGCGCAGTCTGGTGCAGTTCGCGGTGCTGAGCAGGCCCGGGTGATGTTGATGCTGGGGGATTTCGCCTTTTCTGTGGATACCACGGCCTATAACCAGCTCACGCGCGAGGCCAGCTGGCGCTGGAGCGAGCAGGAGCGTATTGGCAAACAGGATCTGCTGCAGTATACGGGCAAGTCCGGGCGCACCGTCCGGCTTGAAGGGCAGGCCCACGCGTTTTTCCGAAATGGGGTGGATGCCGTTAACGATCTGTACGACCTTGCTAATCTCGCCGCGCCCCAGCAGCTGGTTAGTGGGGTAGGTGATGTGCTGGGCTGGTGGGTGGTCACTGAGTTCGCCGATACCACAAGCCGCTTTCTTCCCGGAGGTGGCCATCGCAACAAAAACTGGACGCTGGCGATAAAACATTATGCCGATGACATATCAAACCCTTGACGGAGACGTGCTGGATGCGATCTGCGCCACTCGTTACGGTACACAAAACCTCTCCTCTGCCGTGACGCAGGTGCTGGAGGCAAATCAGGGACTGGCCGAACGTGGCGCGGTATATCCGGCTGGCCTGCTGATTGTCCTGCCTGACCTTGCACCTCCTGTGGCGGAATCACCTTTTAGCCTCTGGGACTGACTATGGCCGAACAGATTGCTGAACCTGAATATGCCCCGGCGTTTAGTGTGAGCGCCGAAGGAAAGGATATTACTCACGCGCTGCAGCAGAGCCTGTTGGAAATGACGCTGACGGATAACGGCGGCGCCACGGCGAAAGCTGACGAGCTGAAAATTTCTCTGCTGTCGGAAACCCTGCCTTTACCTACAAAAGGGGCTCGCCTGCGTGTTGCGCTGGGTTTTAACGATAAGCTGGTGGATAAGGGCTGGTTCGTTGTGTGCGGCGTTTCCAGCAGCGGGCCGCCGCGCAGGATTGAGCTTTATGCCACGGCGGCCCCTATGAACGCGCAAAAACAACCGGGCGATGTGCTGAGCCAGAAAACCCGCAGCTGGGATGAGCTGCGCCTTGCCGATCTGGTGAAAACGGTGGCGGCGGATAATGGCCTGATCCCGAAAGTTGCCGGCGCCCTGGCGGATATTCATATTGACCACCTCGATCAGGTAGCAGAGTCCGATGCGAACCTTCTGACCAGGCTGGCGAAAAAATTCAATGCGGTCAGCAAGCCTTCCGGCGGCTACTGGCTTTTCCTGAAACAAGGGGCAACTGAAAACGCTGCGGGTGAGTCCACCGGGCCGATAACCCTCACGCCGGGCGAAGTGTCCACCTGGTCTTACAGCGAGGGCGATCGTGGAAGTTCAACCGGGAAAGCCACCGGCAGTAAAGGTAATACAGCCGGGAAAATTGGCGTACGTTACTATGATGAAACCGACGGCCGGACGAAAACCTCGACCGTTGATCACGATGGTCCATCGATGGCTAATCCCTACACGCAACCAGCAAAGGATGCTGCTGACCAGCATGCCAAATCGAAGAAGACCCAGGCGAAACGCAATGAGCAGAAAATGACGCTCACAGGTCCATGTCGCCCGAAACATGTGCCGCTGACGGCTGAATCCGCCGTAATAACGTCGGGTTTTGGCTCAAGGGAAGATCGTACCTGGGTGGTGGAATCGCTGGTGTTTTCAGTGACGCCGGCAGGGTTCAGCTACACGTATAACCTGGTCGTGGATATCCGCCCGCCTTCCGGGCCGTCTAAAAAACCCAAAGCAGGCGATAAAGACAAATCCGGACCGGATTACTTCGGTTAATTCTGCCGCCTCTGGCGGCACTCATACGGAAAATAAACATGAATGGAACCGATCGCCGGACGGGCAAACGCCTGTCGGGCTCTGCACATCTGCGTCAGTCGGTCAGCGATATTCTGACCACGCCCGTCGGCAGCCGCGTGCTGGTGCGCGATTATGGTAGCAATTTATTTTCGCTGGTGGATAACCCACGCGATGACCTGACCCGGCTGCGCATTATTGCGGCCACCGCCTCGGCGCTGGCGCGCTGGGAGCCTCGCCTGCAGGTGACAAAAGTGGTGGTGACGTTCGCTCAGGATGAGCTCACATCCTGCACGCTGGATATTGAGGGTGTGAATAAAGAAAACACAGCGCCGGTGACGGTGGGAGGCATACAGATCTATGGCCAGCAGCTATGACGTAATTAATCTCTCTGCTCTGGCGGTGCCGGATGCCATTGTGGTGCCTGATGCCGATGAGATTTTTTTCCGCTGGCTTGCCCGGCTGCGCGAACTGGATCCGGCGTTTGACGCGCTGCTGGAATCAGACCCGGCCTATAAGCAAGGGGAGGTTAATGCTTACCAGCTCACGCTGGCTTTTCAGCGCGTCAACGATGCGGTACGGGCGGTATTTCTTGCCAGCGCCAGAGGGGCCGATCTCGATCAACTGGGGGCGGCTTTCAACGTTGAACGGCTGGTAATCACTCAGGCCGATCCGGAGGCGATACCACCGGTTGAGGCCGTGCTGGAAGACGATAACGCATTTCGTGAACGTATCCAGCTGTCGTGGGCGCAGCTCAATACCGCAGGTGCTCGTAATGCCTACCGCTTTTATGCGAAGTCAAAAGCCGATAAGGACGTGCTGGATGCGGATGCCTATGGTCCGGAAACGCACAATCGCCCTGGTGAAGTGGATGTGTATGTGCTGTCCCGATCCCGGGACGGAACCGCAAGCCAGGCGCTGCTCGCTACCGTCGCGAGCACACTCAATGCCGATGAAGTTCGTCCCCTGACCGATTTTGTGAGCGTACAGAGTGCCACTATCGGGAAGTATGCCATCACAGCAGAGCTTGAAATTCCTGATGGTCCTGATGCGCAAACGGTGCTGGATAACGCCATCAGCATCGTGACTCAGTATGCTGAACTTTCCCACCGGATTAATACCGTTGTGCCTTTATCGGCAATCTACGCGGCATTACAGCAGCCGGGCGTTGTCCGCGTGAAGCTCATCACCCCGACCACCGATCTTGAAGCCGAAGCTGGTAAAGCCCCTTGGTGCACGGCAATTAATATTACCCGCGGGGAGGCTGTAGGCAATGGCGGATAAATCACGCTCCCTTCTGCCACCGGGTGCATATCAGGAAGAGCGCGCGCTTGAGCAGGCTGGCACAGAGCAAATCCAGGCTCTTGACACCAATATGGTGCGCCTGGTTAAAAATCCTGATACCTGTCCGGCGGCTCTACTTCCGTGGCTTGCCTGGGAGTTTGCCGTGGATTTCTGGGAAGACAGCTGGACCGAGGAAGAAAAGCGGCAGGTGATAAGGGATGCCGCGTATGTTCATCAGCACCGTGGAACCGCCGGTGCTGTCCGGCGCTCGCTCGGTGCAGTAAGTCTGCCAACAACGGTCGTTGAGTGGTGGGAAGACGAACCACGAAAGGACCCCTATACATTCCGGATCGAGGTTTACAGTCAGCAGGCTATAGACGAGGGGTTGTATCAACGCATACGCCGACAGGTAGAGAAAGCGAAGAATCTGCGCAGCGCGTTGAGCACCATCGATGTGATTGCCGAGCTGGGCTCGAAAGGAACGTATTACACCGGCGGAGCGATAACCGCGTACGTCGACGTTATTATTGAAGCAGGAGAATAGTCATGGCTGAGAAGTATTACAGCATACTCACCAATAAGGGAAAGGAGCTGGAAGCCGCGTCTTCAGCCAGTGGCATTCCAGTAGTTATTAAAGATTTTGTCATTGGTGATGGCGGCGGCCAGGCGGTCACTCCGGATCCGGCCAGAACAACACTAGTACGTGAGGTGTACCGGGGAGCAGTTTCCTCCCTCGAAGTCTCACCCGATCAGCCTAATCAATGGATTGCTCATATCGTTATACCGGCAGATGTTGGTGGGTTTACGATGCGGGAAGGAGGGTTACTGACCGATGCCGGCGAACTGTATTCTGTAGCCAACAGTGCCGCTATTGAAAAACCTGAAAGCGGTATTAACATTAATCTGCAGTACCGCCTGGCCGTTTCAGAGACAGCCAGTATAGAGCTAAAGGTCGCCACAGGAGACGGCCTTTTTTTACGGCAGGACGCCAATCTTAGTGACGTGAAAGACAAGGCTACATCACGTAAAAATCTGGATCTGAAAGGTGCTGCACTATTAGACGTTGGCATAACTGCGGGGACTGTGGCGGCGGGGAATGATACGCGCATCGTCAATGCGCTGCAAAAGGCTAACAATCTCTCAGATTTAGTAGATAAAGCCGTTGCGCGCACTAACCTGGGGCTGGGAACTGCTGCTACCTATGATGTTCAATCTTCAGGTACTGATGATTCCGCTAACAAAGTATTGCTTGTTGGTGCCGGGGGGTTACTTTCAGGACCAATAGTGCAGGGGGTTGATACAGGGGATTCGGCGACATGGCCCACCCAAAACTCAACAAGATTTCTCACTTACAGCCCAAAGAATGGTGATCCAGCACGAGCATCTATTTTCCTGAAAGATACTATCGGGGGAGTGTTAGTAGAGTTTCTCGCTCCTTATTCTGGTCGTAATGGCTCTCTTGTGCAGGTCCGTAATAGTTCGGCAGTATTTACGTTGTATAGCAACCTAAATAAGCCGACAGCCTCCGATGTTGGAGCATATCCCATAACTGGCGGCACTTTGAATGGCAGCGTTAGCACTACAGGAGCCATCTCTGAAAATGGACAGCGAGTTTATAGTCCAAACAATAAACCAACAGCAATTGATGTGGGCGCATATCCTGATACGGGAGGAACATTACATGGGAATTTGAGTACGGCAGGTACTATTTCTGAAAATGGGCAGCGTGTTTATAGCCCGAACAATAAACCATCAACAGCATCGTTAGCAGTAAATGGATGGGAAAAGGATCTTGTTACTGGTGTTATCACTCAGTGGGGAAAAGGAAAATATAGTGATGGACAACTTGTCAATTTCCCGATTGTATTTCCTAATGCTGCATTTGCAGTTACGATTTCATCTGATCCTAATGACAACCCTACTTTGACCGAATTACCTCAGGCTTACCCAGTTAGTAATAGCCAGTTTAGAACAGGCTGTGCTACTTTCAGTGGTGGTAATTTTGTGGCTAGTTCATTGAACTGCACTTGGATTGCAAAAGGATATTAATATGTCATTTTTCTATAGTGCAAAAAACAATGCTTTTTATCCGGGTGAACTTTTCTCTTCATATGAGAGTTCTGGATCATGGCCGGAAGATGCAACTAGAGTTGATGATGGCATATATAATGAGTTCTCTGCCGATATTGCACCTGAAGGAAAAGTGCGTATCGCTGGAGAAGATGGTATGCCTGTCTGGGAGAGTGTCCCTCCACTTTCTCATGATTTAGTGGTTTCTTTTGCGGAAAATAAAAAATATCAACTTTTGAGTTCTGCGACAGAGGAGATCACGCCACTGCAAGATGCGGTAGAGCTTGATATGGCGACAAGCGAAGAAGCTGCGTTGTTGCTTGAATGGAAAAAATATAGAGTACTGCTTAGCAGAATAGATCCTAAATCAGCTCCTGATATTGCGTGGCCTGATAAACCAAAAGGTGCGGGCTGAGCCCGCAAATGTACATTTATGCCGCTCTGACTATCATGTTTCTTATTTTTTTATTATTTTCAATTAAGTGATAACAAGTTGCAGCCATCGCGATGTTTAATATTCCCAATAGTAACCATATCTGCCAGTGGGGAAGTGCTGCTAGCACATCATGATGTGCTGTGATGTAAACCATGATAGGTAATTGCATCAAGTAAAATGAATAGCTTATTTTGCCAAGGTACACAAACGGCTTTGTTAGCATGTTTAGATTTAACCTCATACAAGATAAGCAGTAAATAATACAACCAGTAGATAATACTGTAATGTAATTGTTGCGCATCCAACCTTTATTATGTTCGGGTGATATAAAAAGAAGCGCGAGTATCGAGGCGATTAAAAATAATGATTTGAATTTTTGTATTTTGAATCCAGATGCATATAGACACCCCAGAGCTACACCGATTGTAAACTCAGGGAGTCGGTGGATAGGGCTTATATAATATTGTGGGAAACCTTCGTTACCACTTATACTTAATGATAAGGGGATGATAAGTGATGTTGCGGCGTAAGAAATTATTAATGTTGCATATGGGTTTCTTTTGATGAATGGAAATATAAACGGGAAGGATAAGTAAAAAAACATTTCCGTAGAGACTGACCACGAACCACCGAAATGCCAAGCATTAAATGTGGTTGGAAACCATGATTGCGTACTTGTTAGATATAAAAATAAGTAAGATATTATTTTTTTGTGATCGTATTCGAATAGAAAAGGTAGAGATACGATTCCCATCATTAAATAAGCTGGATAGATTCTTGCGATTCTTAGCGAGAAATAATTATCTCTTATCCCATCGCGGGAGGCCCAAGCTAAAACGAACCCGGATAGTACAAAGAAAAAAGTCATTCCAATAGCACCATTTTTAACGATGCTTACGACCCATGATGGTGCTGACAAGGGGTATCTAATATTGCAATGGAATATAAAAACATAGAATGCAGCTACAAACCTGAATATAGTCAGTCCGTATAATTCTTCTTTTTTATTCATTTGATTCATTCTGAATGCCAGCTCCAATTTCGCGCATCTTTTCCAGTACGCGAGCTAATTCATCTTCGTCCATCGCCAGTTGCGCTGCCATATAAAATAAAATATGAGGCGACATAGCTCGTGGATTCTCTCCGCCAGTATACTTACGCCACTGGCTATTGCTTGCCACTCCTGCGAGATCGGCCATCTGATTACCCGTGTAGCCGAGGCTATCTTTTAGTTGATTCAAATCCTCAGGGGTTGGCGGGGTATAGTCGTCAATAAGTCGCATGGTTCACCTGTTAAAAAGCCCCTTTCGGGGCTTCCTGTTAAATAAGTTTAATGAGTAGGGTAGTGATGGTGGCAACAGCACCGATTAGGCCCGTAGCGATGGCTACCGGATACCACATGGTTTCTCTGTTAATCTTTGCTGTTTCAGCCATCAGCTTTGCGAGCTCAGCGTGGATTTTCTCAAGCTCTGCTGTGGTCATGTCGCTCATCTCATTCTTCCTTTCGGGGTCGGGCTGCGGCCTTTCCGCTACCTCATGTGATAAATAATAGCCCCTTTGGTGCTAATTGTCAACGCAGGTATTCATCAGATGAGCAGGAAAATTTAGGCGGATTACAGGAAGGTGGCCCCGGCCAGAACGTTACCCGGAGCAAAGTTTAAGATAGATAAATTTTCTAATGCCTGACATGCCATCACTGATGGAAACTCAGAAACCAACCACCTATCCGCATCATCAAACATTTCTTCAATCAAGCGGTTGAGCTTTTCCTTCTCTGTCTTCGTGCGGTCGCTGTTAATTGCGTTGGCTTAATGCAAACGAAGTGAAAGCGCTTCACCATTTAGTTCAGAGTGAAAAGTAACCTGAAATTATCTCTTCTGCTTCTTTCCCGCTCGCATCCTGATGCTGCCGATTTTCGGAAACTATTGCGTAAATTAGGTCTTAAAAGCAGTTATCAAAACCTAAAATGATTTATGTAAAAACAGCCACTTAGAAAAGAGGTGAAGAGCGTAGGGTTAAGTGCGAAAATCGTGAATTAGCTTTAGATATCATGAGATTAGATTTTGTCTTTAAATCTACTGCTGCGTCATATGGAATGGTTCGAAGCGGCAGACCTGATCGTGAAAGGGATGGAAGGCGCGATTGACGCGAAAACCGTTACTTACGATTTCGAACGCCTGATGGATGGTGCTAAGTTGCTGAAATGTTCAGAGTTTGGCGACGCTATCATTAAGCACATGTAA